TGAGCGGTATACGGGAATGATTTAATGTCGGATGGGTTTGGTTCTGGCTTGCGTTTAGTGCGGGTGGTGACGCGGAAAATCATATTGTCTATCGCGATTTGGTTAACGCTTCGTCGTCGTGTCATGCTGCCTTCCCTGTTCGTTGGGCCCATTCGTATTCCCGGCGAGAATCATCACTCCACCTGACGTTTCGCTCAGCGCCGAACCAGAACATGATTTCGATTAACTCCGTCATGCTGGCTTTGCGCATTTTGCTGGTACGAACACCGAGCAACACGACGCCGCCGTCAATACCGGGTACGCTTCGCTGCTCAAGCTTCTTCGTCTTCAGCCATAGCGCGGTGAATATGTCTTTCCAGTCTTCAGGCGCTAATCGCTGTCCATGCCACAGAACCTGACGCGAGACGTCCTGAAGCATCGGCCAGAGAC